AAACACACAAATGAATATTGTTGAAGATGTTAGAACCAATACAGAATACCGATTGGCTTCAGCTGAAAGGTATAATGAAATTATGATAGAATTAGCAAAAATAGAAGTGATGTTAGAAAATCACTTTAATGCACATTTTAACGAACAGGATAATTAATATGAAAACACTTTCACACATTAGAGAAGCAAGCGGTGGTAAAGAAGCCTACCAAAAATTCTTCAATTCTCTTCTAAAAAAATATGGAGTCGATTCCCCATCTGAATTGTCAGGGGATAAGAAGAAAAAATTCTTTAATGATGTTGACAAGGGTTGGGAAGGTGATGACCCAAGTGATGCAAATGAACACACTATCCATTTACCAAATGAACTAACAGAAAAATTAAGAGCTGGTCGTGGTAAGCTTGCTGGAAAGAAAGCACTTGATGTTGATTTTATGGGTGATAAGAAAGATGCAAAATTTGCTTCAACTAAATGGAAAATTAAAATTAAAGTAACTGGAGTAGGTGCAGATATTACTGGTGATAAAGCTAAAATTTTAGCATATTTACGAAGTGATGATTATGGTATGGATGATTCAGATATTGAAGAATTATTCCCAGAGTTATTTGAGGCTCATGCTGATGATGAAGATGATACCGATGTTGGTGATTATGAAGGTAACTTTACATTAGATGAAATCCATATGCCTGGTCATGATGATGATGACGATGAGGATGATGAAGACGACTTAGACCCAGATACCACTACCGACATTGATGAATTGGTTAATGCTGATTCTGAAGATTACTATGATTCAAAACAAGAAAAAGCTCCACCTGGGATGGAAGATGTTGTAAAAAAGCTTAAGGCCGATGGCAATACTGACGAAGAGGCCTTTAAAATTGCTTGGTCAATATATAACGATGCTAAAAGAACTAAAACCAGACATGGTGATGCTGAACATGAATCAACTAAAAAGGAAGGATTTTTCAAAAAATCATATCCTGTAATGAACGCAGGTCAAAAGAGAAAAATTACAGCCATTGCTAAAAAGCATTCTGGTAATATGCAACAAGCAATTAAAGATATTGAAAAAATTAAAAAGGGTATGTCAGATAATCCTGATGTAATGGATATTCTTAAAAAAGCTAATGAAGACTTGGACTTACAGAAGACTGGCGATACTGGTTCCAGTAAGTCAGTCAATGAAAAAGTTAGTGTTGACCGTAGAACTAAAGGCTTTAAAGAAGCAATGCTTAGACGTGAAAAGGCTAAAGCAAAGCGTGAAGCTAAGAAAAGAGCAGAAGCTAAAAAACCAAAATATGATTCAAACTCTTATATAGATAAAGGGAATTATGAGTATGATGGTGAGGTTGAAGAGGTAATTAAAAGAACATCTAACCAAGTTATGTATGGTAAAAATGAAGATGCCGCGGCTAATGCGGTAGCTCATAGTGGTGTTGATATGGCTCCTAATGCTGGTAAGAAAAAGAAGAAATCTTTAGAAGTTATAAAACGAGCTAATTACTAATGAATAATTTTAAAGAGCATTTAGCTGAAGCTAGAATTGCTCCATCACCTGCAACGCAGAAAAAATTAACCAAGCCACTAGACCGAGCGGCAGGTGCAGCTTTAAAAAGAAGTTTAAATTTAGCTGTTGATGGTCTTGATGATTTAGCTTGGAAATTAGAATTTCAATATAAAGGAGTTGACCCTAAAGCAATAGCCAATTTAAAAGCTTTGCATAAGCAAGGTTTAAAAATGCAAAGGTCAGTTATAAGTGCAATTGACAAGGCGAAAACTTAAATGTGGTATTATACTTTTAATAATGGCATCAACAATATCAACCCCAGCGGCAACTAATATTAATGTAGTAGCAACTACAGCTCAATACCCACAAAAATCAAATTTAAAAGAGCAACCTGGTTCTTGGTTAACCCAGGCTACTATATTAGTGTATGATGATATAGTAAGAGCTCAAGGTGTTAGGTTTACACATGGAATGACCCAAGCTGATTATGATTTACTTAAAGAACCTTATATCTATGCTCAATTTGAAGGTAATGTAAAATGGTTTATGGATGAGTTAGTTGGTATGGAATCAGATTGGAAAAAGGATGCAGCAGCAGGTAGTACTACCGCTTATGGTTATGTGCAATTCACAGAAGATAGTGTTGATACTGCTGTACAATTATATATTAATCATATTAATAGGTTTAATGCAAGAAGTAAAACTAGAGTTTGGAATACTAATTTGGGAACTATTGGACGCCCTGCATGGCTAAGAACATTAAGAGCAGCAATTAAAAATGGAACATATGTTCATAAAGTAAATTTAGACTTTTTAAGTTATGACCAAGTATTAGCTTTAGCACTTATTCATATGCATGGAGAAAATGCAAAGGATTTTGAATTTATAAAAATGGGTAGAGGTGAGGTTGCTGCCGCAAAAGGAATTTATTTATCAGAACATTATAAAGAAACTAGTAAAAAACCAGCAACACCAGAAACATTAGAGAGATTAAATGTTACTAATGGAGGATTTTTTAAAATTCATTATGTTCAAGCAGTAAGCTTAACTCAAAAAGTAATTGAGCTTACACCAGCTGCCACTTTGGCTAAAGCTATTTTAGCTCAAATAAAAGATTCAAAGTATGCTAAGCATATAGAGACCGTCAAAGGGTGGTTTGGATGGTAAGAATTATATAAATAAGTCTATAGAATAAGGAAATGATATGGCAAAACCGAATACTAGAGCTACATTACAAGAATATTGCTTAAGAGCTTTAGGCTCACCAGTGATTGAAATCAATGTAGACGACGACCAAATAGAAGACCGCACTGATGATGCAATACAATTCTATCAAGAATTCCATTCAGACGCTGTTATTCGCACATATTTAAAGCATGAACTTACTGCTACTGATATAACAAATAATTATATCACTGTTAGTGATAACGTTACGGCCGTTTTACAGATGCTAAGTGGTGGTCAATCATCTGGTAGTTCTTTATTTGACATGGGTTATCATATGAGACTTAATGATGTATTCATGACACGAGGAATGGCAACTCAAATTCAGTCATACGAACAATCATTACAACATTTATCATTAATTGAAAGCCGTTTAAATAGTGTGGAACAACTTAGGTTCAGTAGACATATGAATAGGCTTCACATGGATGAAGGGTTTGGTGACCTTGGTGCAGGAAGTTTTATAGTTATTGAAGCATATTCAATTATAGACCCAACGACATATACCGATGTTTATAATGACTTATACTTAAAAAAATATCTTACTGCATTAATTAAACGCCAATGGGGTGCTAATATGATGAAGTTTGAAGGGTTTCAATTACCTGGTGGTATAACAATGAATGGCCGACAAATGTTTGATGATGCAATAGAGGAACTCAAAGAGTTAGAAGAAGAATGCAGGTTGACTTGGGCTATGCCAGACAACTTTTTAATGGGATAATAAATGGCTACATCAGTATACTTTTCAGGCGCTGTACAATCTGAACAGAACCTTTATGAGGATTTGGTTTTAGAGAGTATAAAAATATTTGGACAAGACATTGTCTATATTCCGCGTGAGCAGATATATGAAGATGCAATTCTAAATGAGACTCTAAATCAATATCGTCACGCCTATCCAATAGAAATGTACATAGAAAACACCGAAGGATTTGAAGGTGATGGTAACTTATTGGGTAAATTTGGCTTAGAAATTAGAGACCAAGGTACATTTATTTGCCCTAAAAAGCGTTGGCATAGTGTAATAGGTGAAAATTTAGATAGCTCATTAGGAAATGTGGTCACGAGTATGCCCTCAGAAGGTGATTTATTGTGGATGACAATGACCAATAGGCTGTTCGAAATAAAGTACGTAGAGCCTAAGCTACCGTTCTATCAGTTGGCCGACCTTCCAATTTACACTTTTACGGCTGAATTATTTGAATATAATGACCAAAATTTTGATACTGGTATGCCTGAAATAGATAATATAGAATTAATAAATGCTAACTCATATAGCTATACTACCACTGCAGCCTCTAATTCGAACCATTTTGAAATTGGTGAGTATGTTCATCAATGGACAGGAAGTCAAGATGATGGCAGCACTAATATTAATATAATTTCTAAAGTAGCGGCCTATGAAAAAGTGGATGAAGAGACTTATACAGTTATGCTAGTCTCTCCACATCAATCATCAAATGGTGATGGTACATTTATGCAGAACTCTGTTCATGCCACACGATTGCTTGTTGGTCAAAAATCTGGTAGTTCAAGACAAATTACAGCTGACTTAACAGGTACCACTAAGACCGAATATAACTTGGATGTATATGCTGATAATGATGAATTTGAATTAGAAGGTGATTCAATTATAGACTTCACAGAAATTAATCCATTTGGAGACCCATAATGTTTGATAATTGGTGGTATAATCAATCAACTCGTCGAATGGTATCTGTATTTGGTTCTCTATTTAATGACTTAGAGGTCCATAAAATGGATTCTAATGACAAGGTATTACAAAAAATTAAAGTTCCTTTAGCATATGCACCTAGACAAAAGGTTATTGCGCGATTAACTGAACAAACCCGTAACCCTAATGTAGCTCTTAGGCTTCCACGCATATCCTTTGAAATAAATGAGATGTCATATGACGCTAATGCGCGTGTATCTAAACATAAAAATTATAGAAAGGTTGTGACGGGTGATACACTTCAATTGCATAAGTTAGGAGCACCAGCCGTATATAAGGTTGGATTTGAATTAAATATATTGGCTGCAACTCAAGATGAGGCATTACAATTATTGGAACAGATACTCCCAATGTTTCAGCCAGAATATACAGTAACAATAAAAGATATTCCAACTATGGATATCAAAACAGATACACCTATTGTATTGGAAAGTGTTACATTAAATGATGATTATGAGGGTGACTTAGTTACGAGGAGAGCTATTATATATACATTACAGTTCTCAACTCGTATTCGTTATTATAGAGGTATTGGTAAAAGCAAACAAATTCTTGAAACTGAAGTTGATTTTTCAGAAAATGTTGACCCAACAACTCATAAGTTTGAGACATTAGCTATAGATGGTACCACAACATCTGATGGTGCGGGCGGTTTCAAAGAACCGTATACAGAGACAATTAACTTTTTTGACACGGACGTATAACAATGTATAATTATAAAGCAACATTACTTAGAGTCGTTGATGGTGATACCGTTGACGCAGAGATAGACTTAGGATTTAAAATATTTATTAAGGAGAGGATTCGTTTAATGGGTATAGATACTCCTGAGAGTAGAACAAGAAACCTAGCTGAGAAATCGTGGGGTAAAGCTTCTAAAGCTAGACTAGAAGAATTACTAGCAGAAAATGATGGTGAATTTACTTTAATTACTAAAAAACAAAAGAAAGGAAAGTTTGGACGAATATTAGGAACAATTTCAGTCTCAACAAAGGACGGTATCGTTGATGCCAACCAAGTTTTAATCAATGAACAACTTGCTATACCATATATGGGCGGTAATAAAGAAGAGAGTAGAACCGCAGCAGGAGTATTAGATTTATGGAACACATATTATGAGCACCCTACAGAAGGTTGACCAAGATTACGAGGACGTAAGGAAACAACTTTTTGATTTAGCCGAGCAAGGAGATGAAGCCATTGAGCTTATGCTTGAACTTGCTCGTGAATCAGAACATCCAAGAGCCTTTGAGGTATTAGGTCAACTAATCAAAAATAACGCCGAAATCGGGGAGAAAATTCTTAAACTTCACAAAAGTAAAAAGGAAGTTGATAAAGAAGACCTACCAGCTCTTACCAAAGACCCCACAAATAACGTATTCATAGGCTCAACAGCTGAGTTGCAAAAAATGTTAAGAGATGAAATAGTAATAGAGCAAGAATAATATGGGTAGAGAAAGTATGTATCTTGGCAACCCTAATGTTAGGGGAGCTGATGTAGAACACGCATGGACTAAAGAAGAATTAGTAGAATATTCAAAATGTTTGAATGACCCTAGCTATTTTGCTTTAAAGTACTGTAAAATAATCCACCTTGATAAAGGTTTAATACCATTTGAATTATATCCATATCAAGAACAGATGTTTGAGCAATTTAATACTAATAGGTTTAATATTGTTCTTGCCTGCCGTCAAAGTGGTAAGTCAATTGCTGTTGTAGCATATCTTCTGTGGTATGTTATATTTAAAGGTGAACAAGTGGTTGGTATTCTAGCTAACAAAGAAGCTATTGCTAGGGAAATGCTTGGTAGGATTACTCTTATGTTAGAGAATCTGCCATTCTTTTTACAGCCTGGATGTACTGTTTTAAATAAAAGGTCTATTGCATTTTCTAATAACTCAAGACTTGTAGCTTCTGCTACATCATCAAGTTCCATTAGGGGTATGTCACTTAACCTAGTATACCTTGATGAGTTTGCATTTGTAGATAATGCTACTGAATTTTATACTTCAACATATCCAGTAATCTCATCTGGTAAAACATCTAAAATTATTATAACCTCAACTGCTAATGGTATAGGTAACATATTCCATAAGTTATATGAGGGAGCTCTTCAAGGTACCAATGAATTCAAATCATTGCGGGTTGATTGGTGGGATGTACCAGGAAGAGATGAAGCATGGAAGAAGATGACTATTGAAAATACTTCCCAATTGCAGTTTGACCAAGAGTTTGGTAACTCATTTCATGGTACAGGTAATACTCTTATATCTGCTGATTGTCTATTAGCTTTAAGAGCACAAACCCCTGAGGAAATAATTAATAATGTTAAAATATGGAAACAACCTGAAGAGGGACATAATTATTTAATGTTTGTGGATGTATCTAAAGGTAGAGGAATGGATTATTCCACATTTACTATTATAGATGTTAGTACAAATCCATTTGTTCAAGTGTGTACATTTAGGGATAACTTAATGTCACCTTTATTATTCCCTGACCTATTATATAAATATGCCACACACTATAATGAATGTTATATTGTGGTTGAATCAAATGACGCAGGCCAAGTGGTATGTAATGGCTTATATTATGACCTAGAATATGAGAACGTATTTGTTGAAAGTATGATTAAAGCAAATGCCATTGGTGTAACCATGACCAGAAAAATTAAAAGAATGGGTTGTTCAAACATAAAAGATATAATGGAACAACACAAGTTAATAATAAATGATGAGGAAACCATAAGAGAGATGAGTACATTTGTAGCAAAAGGCTCTTCTTATGAGGCAGACCACAATTCACATGACGATTTAATGATGAATTTGGTTATGTTTGGGTGGTTCACATCCACTCCGTTCTTTGCTGAGTCAACGGATGTTGACTTAAAACGTATGTTATACTTAGAAAAAGTTAAACAATTAGAAGATGAAGTGATACCAGTAGGTGAAATGCCTCAAAAAGAACCAGAACATCCATTTGGAACTGGGTGGCAAGTCTGGAGAGGTTGAGAATTATAAATAAGTATATTGAGAAAATGTCTTATTATGCAAATCTTATAACAAAATGACATAGGAGTTATACATGGCAAGTCTAGTTTCACCTGGAGTACAGGTAAAAGAAATCGACTTAACTAACGTCGTACCGTCTACATCAACAACTGTGGGAGCTATAGCAGGAAGTTTTGCTTGGGGTCCATGTGATGTAATCACTACCGTGAGTAGCGAAACGGAGTTAATCGACAAATTTGGAAAGCCAGGAGCGGAAACTTTTGAGACCACTCTTAACGCGGCCCAATTTTTAAGCTATGGCAGTGCTTTACGCGTTGTCAGAGCGGTTGGAAGTTCAGCACTTAATGGAACAGCATCAGGTACTGGTATTCTAACAAAAAACAAAGATATATTCGATACGCAAACACCTGCGGCTGGAGACTGGGCACAAGCCAGATATCCTGGAGTTACAGGCAATGCTGTCGGAATAGCATACGCAACAGACCCAACGAGTTTTCTTGGGTCGTCTTGGTGGACAGATAATGTGGAAGGTGCACCAGGTACATCAGCGGGAGCAGCAGCGGTAGGAGGCTCGAATGATGAAATTCACTTACTTGTTTATGATAAAGATGGTACAATTACAGGTACGGCTAATAGCATACTTGAATATTGGACTTATTTAAGTCAGGCAAGTGATGTGAAAGGACCAGATGGCAGTTCTTTATACTATAAAGACGTCATTAACAACAATTCTGAATGGGTATATGTCGGAAATCATCCAGCAGCTTTAACAGATGCTGGTGAATCAGCCACAAGTAATGCATTTACGCGAGTTAACCATGCGTTTAATGAATTTACTGGTGGTGCCGATGATAACGTATTGACAGCAGCAGAGACAAACACAGCTTATAATTTGTTTAGCGACAAAGAAACTGTGGATGTTGACTTGATTTTCCAAGCTAATACTTCATTAGCAAGAGCTGATAATCTGACAATTTCTAATAATCTAATATCCATTGCGGATGCAAGAAAAGATGTGGTGGCATTTGTTTCACCTTGTGGCGCAGAATATGTTACTTCTGCAAGCACTACATTAAGCAATTTATCAACAAACAGAGATACTGTTACATCATCTTCTTATGCATTTATGGACACAG